AGGTGACGGCGAGGGAAAGTTGACTGCAAAAGAAGAAGAGTGTTTAGTGGCGGACGCTGGAGCAAGGTCACAAGGTGCGATGGCAGGTAGTGCTATTGCTGCTGGTGTTGGTGTCCCTGCAGCAATGAGTATTCCATATGTTGGATGGCTTGCTGCTGGTTGGGCGAGTCTCTTAGGACAGAACATTGGATCTTCAGCAGGCTCTTTGGTAAACTCTGTAATCAGTGATTGCTAATGTCTGAAAAAGACAAGTGGTATTATGACTGTATTAATTTTGAAAGTGATGCCATCAACTTGACATTCACTCATCCCTGGATGACTGTTTCTGATGCTAATCTTTTATTTGAAGATGCTTTTGAACGATTTCAACATATGAAAAAGTATCATGGGTGGAAGACTGTATGGACACTTATGAATATGAGTTATGGTATCTGGCAGAGAGAACCTGAAGATCATGTGAGAGCAAGATTAGATTTGATTAAATCAAAAAATGGAATTAATTCTTAGACCCCTTGAAGATGTAAATGATGTAACTTGGAGTGTTGTCTGGTGTTTGATAATACTTCTTGCTGGTGTAACATATTATATCGTCTATATAATGCGTATGGCTTTTGATGAATTGAACGATGGCGGATCAAATCAACCAGAAGGACGCAGATCAGGATCAACTGATAGCACTGCTGACACACAGGATTGAAGATGCTGAGAAGATGACGGAGGAACTTCGTGATCGTGTTCGTAAACTTGAGAAGTGGGTATGGGGTGCCGGTGCCGTCATAACTGCTGCCATTACATTAATCGGAATTGCAACAGCAGTAGACGCAAAGGAGATCGATCATGGGAGCAATGGTTCCGCCAAACAGGAAGTCGTGTTACAACTTCCGAGTAGTTGAGATTAACAGAGTTCTTGATGGTGACACGATTGATGTAACTATCGATTTGGGTTTTGATCTTTTTAAGAAAGAAAGAGTAAGAGTTGCTGGTGTAGATACACCCGAAAAACGCACAAGAGACCTAGAGGAAAAAGCCCTTGGAATCGACGCAACAAACTGGCTCAAAGAAAAACTGGAAGGAGCGTTGGCTGGTGATGATGATCTTGTTATCCGTACTGAACTCGTTGGCGGTGTCGGCAAGTATGGTCGTCTTCTTGGTTGGTTATACCTTGGGGACGGAGATATGTCACTCAACGAAGCAATGATTGAGGAAGGATATGCATGGGCATATGATGGTGGCACTAAACAAAAGAATTTTGAGGATTTGAGAGAAATCAGGAGAGCACATGGAACTCTGGTTGAGTAATGCCAATTCCTGAAATACGATTTAATAATATTAGAATAGGTGACGTTGTAATCTATGACGTTCCAGAGTGGATGTCATCAGACCCACCACAGGCAATTCCTGCTGCACCTCCAGTCACCATGATGATAGGAACTCCTATCGTAAATATTCCTGGATGTGTTGAGGCACACAAAGACAATAATGAAAATGTTAATTTAAAGAATGAGGATGATAAAGGTATAATGACCTTGTGTGATGCAGGCACACCTTATTACACTGCAATTGATTATGATAGAAATAAGATTGTATTAGAACAGGAACCTCCAGAACCACCTGCATATAAACCACCAGAAAAACCAGAACCACCGGAGACAAAAACTCCCTTAGTCCCTAAGACACAACAGGTAGAGCCAGTCCCTATGTGCCCTACCAGAGCACAAGAATTAAAAAACCCTATAGGAAAAATCCTAGAGGGTAATAAAAAGATTACTGGTTATGAGTTAGTTGGAAAAGAGTGTATAGAGGTTACTGAACAATTACAGATTACTGATCAGATTGTTTCTAATATTCCTAATGCTGGAGCTGTAACTGCTACAGCATCTATCGCTGTGGTGGCAACGACTTCGGCACTGCTTGCAAAACCTCTTGCTGATCTTTTGTTAAAAGTGGTGAAACCTGCTGTGAAGAAAGTCCTGAAGAAGGTTGCGACCTTACGGGGTAAGAAGATCCCGCCGCAGTCTGTCTCTGAGAAGATTGCTGAGCAGAGGCAGAGGAACCAGGCTGTGAAGAAGTTGAGATCGGTTCGACCGTTGAAGAAATAGGTGGAATTGTGTGACGATGTTGCATTATAGTATTCACATTGTTAACAACGACATCAGCACATATTTTTCGGTAGGGACTAGCTGGGTGAAAATTTATTCCAGCTTTCATTAATTCACCACAATTCTTAAGTCTAGCTAACTCAAAATCTAATCTCTTATTAGCGAGTAATTGACCCTGTAGTGCGATTTGAGTTTCTGCTGCTTGCTTACATCTTTCCTGCAATCCACCGTCAAGAGGTAGAGACAGTGTTGCAGAGAGACCGATACTGGTGCTGTAGTTTCTTGTCATACCAGTTCTTACTGGTTTCTGCCAGAGTTGTGATCCTGGATTATCAGGCACACCATCTCCTTGCATCTCCATGACAGTGATAGTCATATCCTGACCATCTTCATATGCTCTGACTACTTCGCCGTCAGAGTTGGTATAAGTTCTATCGTCATACCACTCTTCCCAAGGCCAGTTTTTGACATTCTTTTGAACTTCTACCAGTCTCCCCTCAAAATCTCTATTGTCGTATTGAGGTTCCATGTAAAAAGTTTCAAAAGGATCCTTATCATTACGGGCGTGAGTAATGTATGGGGTGAAGTTTGCAGTCGGACCTTGACAACTGATTCCACCACCATATGTGTTGGTAATATAAGGACCTTGTAAAACCTGAATAGCTTGGTTGGTCACCGAGCCTGAACTGTTTGCGATTGGGTTAGCAGTCGCAGAAACACCTCCCACATCAGCAGCACTGACGGGGGAGGATATCAGTAACGCAATTACTGGGTAAAGATACTTGTAGTATCTGTAACTGAAATAACTTCTGTTGTTCTTTGAATCACAGTTTGGTTTGTCATTCCTGGACCTTGATAGGTCGTCGTGAATTGGAATGCTTCTCCTGGATTTGTTATTGTGAAGTTGGAGTTTGAGAAGTTTAGTCCAGTTGCTGAACTTGTTACTTGTCCTTCGATTCCTCCTAGTGGAGTCACGTTCACCGAGTTTGTTACTGTTGGGGGAAGTAGTGATGCTCCGTTGTTGGATACATTTGTCCCCGAAACTGAATATTGCCATCCTGTTGCATAGTCTATGGAGTTAATCGTCTCAGTTTGTTTCGATGTCGTTTCTGTGTGGCTGGTCATCGAACCCTGTGTGAAGTTCGGGACCACCGGGACTGCCCCTGCTGATTGAAACAGTCCGTGAATAACACCAAGAACCAATCCGAGACCGATTGCTTCTTGTATTTTATTCATTAATCTATTACAGTAATCTCAGAAACGAATTGTCCAACAGCAGTGCTACCAGCTCCGCCAGCGGTGATGCTAATACCACCGTCAGTTGCGATAGTACCTGCCAGGTCTCCTGCTACACCAGCAGTGTAAGAGGTCTGACTGGAGAAGTTGCCAACCTGACCCACAGTGGGAGCTGAAGTTGGAACGGCATCACCTTGAAGGTAAGAAGAACTGAAGGAGAATGCTTCTCCAGCAGTTGCCTGGGTTGCTGCAATCGTACCAGGAGCATAGATGCCACTGGTGATTGTTCCAGCAGAAACAGTTCCTGCTGTGCTACCGTCCGTAGTATTTACGTTCGATCCAGACACACTGTATTGGGAACCCAGTCTAGTTGCAGTGGTTCTCGCAGAATCTACAGTAAGTTGGACACTCGATGACATTTTATGAACCAGCCCTCCTGCATTTGCTGCAGGTGCTGCCATCAAAATCATTATTAATGGAAGAAGTCTTCTCATTACTAATCACTTGTTGGGTGTGTATTTATTTAGAGACAGATTTTTTTTAACGTATTACTGAAATATAACTTGGTACAATGGTATACCGTTTCAGGGCTTGACGAGTCGTGGAAACCGTAGTACTATAAATACATCAACGACAAGAAGTGTTTACATTTCTTAATCCGTTGCACACACCCCTTAAACCGAGACCTATAGGGTGCCTAAATTACGTCTCTCATACCAACTCTGGAGGGTAGAGTTGGAATATTTTACCTAGTGTTCCCCGCACTCATACATAACCCTTTTTCAAATGACTTCAACTCTTTCAAGACAACAATCACTCTCTTCGTGGGATAATTTCTGCGAGTGGGTAACTTCTACCAATAACCGCCTCTATGTCGGTTGGTTCGGCGTGCTGATGATCCCAACTCTGTTGGCAGCAACTATCTGCTTCATCGTCGCCTTCATCGCTGCTCCCCCTGTGGACATCGATGGCATCCGTGAACCCGTTGCTGGTTCACTCATGTACGGTAACAACATCATCTCTGGTGCAGTTGTTCCCTCTTCCAACGCAATTGGTCTTCACTTCTATCCCATCTGGGAAGCCGCATCGCTTGACGAGTGGCTGTACAATGGTGGTCCTTTCCAACTCGTAATCTTCCACTTCCTCATCGGCATCTTTGCATATATGGGACGTGAGTGGGAACTTTCCTATCGTTTGGGTATGCGTCCTTGGATCTGTGTTGCTTACTCTGCACCTGTTGCAGCAGCATCCGCAGTCTTCCTGGTCTATCCTTTCGGTCAAGGTTCGTTCTCTGACGCAATGCCTCTTGGCATCTCTGGTACTTTCAACTACATGCTGGTGTTCCAAGCAGAGCACAACATCCTGATGCACCCCTTCCACATGCTGGGAGTCGCAGGTGTCTTCGGTGGTTCACTGTTCTCTGCAATGCACGGTTCACTGGTTACTTCTTCACTGGTTCGTGAAACCACTGAAACTGAGTCCCAGAACTATGGTTACAAATTTGGTCAAGAAGAAGAGACCTACAACATCGTTGCTGCTCATGGATACTTTGGTCGTCTGATCTTCCAATATGCATCGTTCAACAACTCCCGTTCCTTGCACTTCTTCCTTGCTGCATGGCCTGTTGTTGGCATCTGGTTCACCGCACTTGGTGTTTCCACGATGGCATTCAACCTGAACGGTTTCAACTTCAACCAGTCCATCATCGATGGTCAGGGTCGTGTGCTCAACACCTGGGCAGACGTACTCAACCGTGCTGGTTTGGGTATGGAAGTCATGCACGAGCGTAATGCTCACAACTTCCCCCTCGACCTGGCTGCTGCTGAGACCACTCCTGTGGCACTCCAAGCACCTGCAATCGGTTGATACAAACTGAATAGTTAGGGAAGGGTCCTTCGGGACCCTTTCTTTTTCTCTTCAAATGTTAAGTAATCTTACTTATTGTCATGATTGGTAAACTAGATCCAGAGGAAAGAGTCTTATCTGCAAGGCCAAAAGAATTGCCTGAATGGTTTGCACAAACCTCTGATGAACCCTACGATAGACATCAATACCAGTTAGAATGTAACGGACAATCAATTATCTTTGATGATTATGATCAACTCAGAGCATATTGGTTTCAGTCAGTTCGTAGCTGGGGCAACTGTAAAGTAAATGTCTTGGATAGGAAACAAAAAAAGAAAAAATCAAATGGAGGTTTTAAATAGTTATGGTAGCTTCAACTCTTCAACAACCGACAAGGGGGTGGTTCGATGTCCTTGATGACTGGCTTAAACGCGACCGTTTTGTCTTTGTGGGCTGGTCTGGATTACTTCTTTTTCCCACTGCTTATCTTGCAATTGGGGGCTGGCTCACTGGTACTACTTTTGTTACGTCGTGGTACACCCACGGATTGGCGTCTTCCTACCTTGAGGGTGCTAATTTTCTTACAGCGGCTGTGTCAACGCCTGCTGATGCTATGGGTCATTCTCTTCTTCTACTTTGGGGTCCTGAAGCTCAGGGCGATTTCGTCCGGTGGTGCCAACTTGGGGGACTCTGGAATTTTGTGGCGCTCCACGGAGCCTTCGCTCTTATCGGTTTTATGCTCAGGCAGTTTGAACTTGCTCGTCTAATCGGAATCCGTCCCTATAATGCGATTGCTTTTTCAGGTCCTATTGCCGTATTTACTTCTGTATTTCTCATCTACCCACTTGGACAATCCAGTTGGTTCTTTGCGCCGAGTTTTGGTGTCGCGGCAATCTTCAGATTCCTACTTTTTCTACAAGGATTTCATAACTGGACACTCAACCCCTTTCACATGATGGGAGTCGCAGGTATTCTGGGTGGTGCCTTGCTTTCTGCCATTCATGGTGTTACAGTAGAGAATACTCTGTATCAGGACGGTGAACAAGCAAATACTTTCAAGGCATTTGACTCAACTCAAGAGGAAGAAACCTATTCAATGGTTACTGCAAACCGTTTCTGGTCTCAGATCTTTGGTATTGCGTTTAGTAATAAGAGGTGGTTGCATTTCTTTATGCTGTTTGTTCCTGTTATGGGTCTTTGGACAAGTTCCATCGGTATTATTGGTCTTGCTCTCAACCTTCGTGCTTATGACTTTGTTTCCCAAGAAATCAGAGCAGCAGAAGATCCCGAATTCGAGACCTTCTACACCAAGAACATTCTCCTGAATGAAGGTCTCCGTGCATGGTTAGCACCAGTTGACCAACCACATGAGAACTTTGTGTTCCCAGAAGAAGTTCTTCCAAGAGGTAATGCACTGTGATGCTCCCTAGTTTAATTGCTGCTGTTGTTGGATTTCCATCGTACCCTACTTGCCATCCAGCAACTGCTGCTTGGGACTATGCACACTTGCTTCGTATGGGTTTCAAACATGAAACAGCATGGGAGTCAGGAGTAACACCATGGCATGATGGCACTGAAGAGTGTCAAATCAGAGTGGAAGCAAGCATTGAATTTAATAGGAGGACATGGCGGTGAACGGTTGGCTTGTCTTCGTTTATTTCTCTTGTTTTGCTGTTATCGCAGGTGCTGCTTTTGCGATGATGTGGGCGAATATTCAATCTCTTAATGTGGAGATGAATAAACCACCTAAACCACGTCACCCAGAAGCACCTAACCCTGGCGATGAGGTCATGTACGTTGACTTATCAAGAGAGAAACTGGAGAAATTGTATGAAGACGAATAGAGGATGTTGTGGGTCAGGATGTCCTGACTGTCCTTTCAGACCTCCCTTAACCAGGGGGGTTTTTGTCTATATAACAAAGTTGCATAAACTTAGATGAAGTTTATCTTCGCGTTCTTGGCTACACTTTTTCTTGCTGCTCCCGCATGGGCAGTAGATGTTCAAATGGGATCAAATGGAAACTTGATTTTTGATCCAGCAGAGGTTACAATATCGGCAGGAGAATCAGTTCACTTTGTGAACAATATGCTACCTCCACATAATGTCATCGTTGAAGATCATCCAGAACTCGGTCATGAGGCACTTGCCATGCTTCCTGGTGAAGAGTTTGATATTAAATTCCCTGAGGCAGGAGACTTTACCTATTGGTGTGGTCCTCACAAGGGTGCTGGAATGATCGGGACGGTGCATGTTGAATGAAGTACACGCACAATTACATGAAAATCTTTCTTGATACTGCTGACACAGAAATTATTAACGAATATTTTAAAACGGGACTGGTAGATGGTGTCACTACCAACCCCACTTTGATTATGAAAAGTGGTAGAAATCCTGAGGATGTCTATCAAGAAATTAAAGACATTGGTGTAAACGACATCAGCATGGAAGTTGTCGGTGATGAGGGTGAAATGTATCGTGAAGGCAAACGTCTTTATGAGAAATTCGGAAAAGTATGCACCGTAAAAGTTCCTTGCACACGGGAGGGTCTTGCCGTTTGTAAATCTCTCTCTGATCAGAACATCAATGTCAACGTCACACTCATCTTCTGTGCCTCTCAGGCAGTCCTAGCAGCAAAGGCAGGGGCAACTTATGTAAGTCCATTTGTAGGCAGGTTAGATGACCAGTCAGTGGCAGGTCTGGAGGTTGTACGATCTATCTCTGAACTGTATCGCATTCATGGAGTCAGAACTCAGGTTCTTGCTGCATCTATTCGTAATGTTCAACGTGCTATTAGGTCATGGTATAATGGTGCTGAAATCTGCACTATGCCACCTAAAGTGTTTGATCAAATGTATGACCATATCCTTACCGATAAAGGTCTTGAGATTTTCGATCAAGACTGGGCATCGGTAAAGAGTGATTAACGACGACACCCCGTACAAACTGGCTGAGATCATTCGTGATACTTGGCCCAATCTTTATTACTTGAAAGACATTAAAAAACCGATGACATTTACAGTATATTCTAAGGATGGCTGTCCTTATTGCACCAAGGTTCAGCAAGTATTAGAGCTTGCAGAAGTGAAGCATGTGATATATAAACTTAACAGGGACTACACCAGAGAAGAATTCTATGATAAGTTTGGGAAAGGTTCCACCTTCCCAAGAGTTGTCATGGATGATACACTAATTGGTGGATGTATGGAAACTGTTAAGTATCTACGGGAACAAAAACTGGTCTAATGGAACAAAACCTCATCGACATCTATGATCTTATTGAACATGCTATTGATAATGCCTTTGAGGGACAAATGAATTTAAGATTCTACGACTACTTGAAAGATACAAAAACTAAAAAGCACGAAGTTGATGCATTTATTGAAAGCACTACTGCTGTAGAACTCAGTGATCTTACATTAGAACTTGAGGAATATATCAAAGGTGGTGCTGACTCAGAGCATAAACAACTTCGGGAGGGTTATGGTCATATTCCTAAACCTCAAGCAAGAAAAATTAAAAATTATTTGTATGGCATCTTAGAAGATGCATGGAGATATAGTCATGACCGACGACCTGGGAGACGAAAAAAGCATTCTAAATAAATCAGATCCTCATATTAATCGTGGGGTAGAGTTGCTGTTACGCAACAGGAGGAGAAAACCAGAACGGCCCAAAACTTTTCAGTTAAAGTTCGGCAAGATGGTCTCTCTTTTCCGAAGAGAGATTGTATTTCATTTGAACTTCTATCTGGACATTAGAAAGAAATAGTCTCTGGAGGACAAAAAATGTTAGCAGTAACACTGACGATAGGAACATTAGTTTCAATTATGTTCTTTTTTGTAGGAGGTGTGGTAGGATGGCTTGCAAAGGAGCATCAATTCCAAACCCAACCCGTTTTTACTCATCCAGAGATGTTTGATGAAAACGGAAATGTATTACCAGACGAAATTTTAGCAGTACGATTTGAAAATAGCTATGACGAACTCGACGAAGAAGACGACAACTAGAAAACCCCGGAAACCAAGAGCGACAACTAAAAAACAATTTACTGTCAAAGCAGAACCTGAAACTTTGCCACCAAATCCATTTGTTTATGAGGTTCTTGAACTTGCTGCTAAGCAAAGGACTAAGTTAAAAAAGGTTGATGTTCTTAAGACCTACGATCACATTTCTTTAAAGTCTATCTTTATTTGGAACTTTGATGAAAGTGTAATCTCTATGCTTCCTGAGGGAGAGGTCCCTTATGGAGACTCTGATGATCAATCGATCTACTCTGGAACTCTTTCAGAAAACATCGCAAAAGAAGCAAGGGGGGGTGAGTCTGCTACTGGTCAAGATTTAGATGGTAGGGGTAAAACTTCTCTGAGAAGAGAGTATCAAAATCTCTATCATTTCATAAAAGGTGGTAATGATAGTTTATCTTCTATTCGTAGAGAGACTATGTTTATTAATATGCTCCGTGGACTCCATCCCAGAGAAGCAGAAGTTTTGATTCTTGTAAAAGATAAACGTCTTTCTGACAGATACAATATTACTTTAGAGGTTGTAAAAGAGGCATATCCCGATATCAATTGGGGAGGTCGTTCATGACATTAACCGTAGATACCAAGGAGGAAGAAATGAGTAGTCTTCCAATCAACCCGGAAGATCCTTCGTCATATGGATGCCAGATCCTTCAAGAGAAAACCACTCTTGAAGCGGCAAATGATAAGTCACTCCCTAATGATGCTAGGTTGATTTGGTATATTGATAATGGTGTAGAGTGTGTTGATCTTACGAGATGTAAAAAAACATCTCAATTATTTGACATGTACTATGATCGGTATGGTAAAGGTGCTGTTCAAAGGATTGATTTTGGATATGGCACAATGAATCCAAAACTTTGGGGGGTAAAACCAAAAGAACAAAAGAAAAGAAAATGAAACCTAGTGAAGAAGATCTTAGAAAGGCGGTTGATATTTTAATCCGTCAAGAAATTCAAGAAACTATCAATGATTATGTCGATTCAAAAGATGAGACTGAAAAAGGTGGTCTTGGATTTATTGAAGATAATGAGTTGAAGTTGAGTGTCTCTCAAAAAGAGATTGATAAAATTATTAAAAAATATAAGAAGTTAAAGAAAGCCGAAAGATCTAACCTGTCTCATATCAAAAAATTAGGAGACGGTTGACATCTTTGGTAAATAGAACTATGATCGTTAGCATGTATTATTATCATCATGTATAAACCATACTCACCAGAGTGGCACAGGTATAGATACCTGAAAGAAGCCATTGACAAATACCTGGATGACTACGTTGATAATGACGTAATTCGTGATGACATTCTGAGTATTCTTGGTGATCGATCTGAAGCAGCATATGCTGAGTTCAATAAAACTTCAGAATTAGAATCTAAACTCCGAAAGAACTAACATGCTCTCCACCCAATACAGACTCAGACTTGAGTCCATTTGTAGATGTATTGCGAACAAAGAAGAGGTTCCCTTAGAGGACATGATCTGGGCAGAAAAACTTGCCAAGGCACATACACTTGCCAGAGATTGGTTAAATAAAGCACGCCGTCAGTCCAAAGGTATTGAGGAAGGTAGCACCGATGATTTTTTAAATAAGATGGGACTAGGTGACCCCGACCCATCGAATCACAGAACGGGGTTTGGTGGTGCTGATGAAATTGTAGATTGGTTCCAAAGAGATAAACCCGATGACTGGAGGCAACGTGACTGAAAAACAAGTTCCTTGGTGGACACTGCATGAAGTTGCAGACGAATTGGATGGCACGTTGAGACACATTTCTTGTGTAGATAGTAATGGTAGAAGGTACAAACGAGTTGTAATAGAGTATGAGGAGGAGAAACAGTAATGCAGGTATCAATTTATTCTAACGGTAGTCAAGAATGTGAGAGGGCATCGTCTTTATTGAAGGCAGTTCATCTTGATGAAGTGGTTGTGTATAAACTTGATAAGCATTTTACTGAAAAACAATTCAGAGATGAATTTGGTGATGAGGTAGAATATCCCATGATCTCCATTGGCATGTTCAGAGGAACTTTAAAAGAGACTATGAACTACATGAGTAAGAAAGGAATGTTTGTGTAACACGTTATACAAAAATATTTGACTATATAATATATGAGGTCTATAATAGACCTGTCGTTCATCCCACTATGTGGGACGCAAGTAAGTCGCGGAACGGAGCGTTCACCCCATGTTTGAACTACTACTATATTCAACAATGGCCTGTCCAGATGCTGATGCTTTGATCTTTCGGATCAAAAAAGCAGAGAGTTTGGAACCACAGATCAAAATAGAACTGGTAGAGACCGTAAAGGAATCTGTGCCAGAATGCTATTGGGGCGCAAACGACTGAAGGAACGGGAAAAAACGGATCCTGCGAAAGCAGAGAAGGTTTAATTTTCACCCTAGTATTTCAGGAGTAAACCAATGAACACTTTAACAATCATCAAAAAGCAAATCGATAAGGCAGCAGCTCTGCACGACGCACAAATTCACCTTACAAAGTATCGTGGAGTTGATTGCAAAGTGCATGAGGCACCTGAGGAAACTCACGGCACCTACTGCTATCGTGGTCGTATTTACGTCAAGTGATATGGAAGCATTACAACTTACTGGGATCGTATCCCTAGGTTTTGTAGCATTCCTCACTATCCTTTACGGTGAACTTTTACTTCTTCATAAATTATTATGAGGGGGTAAAATTAAATGCTTAGGATCAAATTTGAGTGGGACTATGGTCTTTCTAATTATGATCCAGAAATTCACGATCGAGATAAAACATTTGCGTTTTTGACATATCGTGGTGTGCATTATGCCAAGTGGGTTTTTTTAAAATCCCGAGGTATACAAAATTGGAAAGTAAATAAATGAGGACCTTGACGGGTCCTCTTTTTTTGTCTATAATTAGTGAGAGTATATTTTTCTCTTATGGAAAGAGACAAACTTAAACTGATAGTAAGGAATCTCAAACTGTTAGTTGAGGCTCTGGAGTCTGAAGTATATTCTGATCCTAGTGCTTATACAGACAAACGGGAAAATTTCGATGATCCCATTCCTTATCCTGTTGCAGATTACGACGAAGTATTTAATGACGATGACGGATACCCTGACTAAACTGATTAGTGTCACCCCAGATGCAGAAAAACACATGGCATATTGTGCCCGTGTGAGCAATCCAGCAAACCAAGAGAATGAAAAGTTCTCTGGATTGTTGAAGTATTGTGTGAAGCACCAACACTGGAGTATCTTTGAGCAGGCATATATGACCTTGGAGTTGAATACCACCAGGGG